TACTTCGTTGTACTTGATTGTCAAGCCCTGCGAAATAAGCAATCGCACAGTCTCTTCATTATATCCCCGGAATGGATTAAAATTATTCTTAATGCGGATTATCTTTAATTCATTCGGCCGATCGGCATAGAGTATTTCATTAACATCATCCTCAATGGCTGCAATGGTTGACGTGGAGGCATTTGCATCTTTAGCGGCTTTTAACTCACTCATTAAATCAGTAAGCGATTTGAATTTAAAATCATTTGGAAATAAATGCTTAATTATAATCTTATCTCCAGGATTAAAATCTGTGAATGTTGCTATATCTCTCACTACATACTCCCACATGATAGAATAGGCCTGAGCAAAAGGATAAAGTGTATCATTCATGTTATCATTTGTAATAGCCACCTCTGTGGCTGTATTTACAAGCTCATTGCGGGTTAGTAGTTCTTTATTGAACATCATCAAATAAATCATTGCCTGAAGATCCCTGATGTATTCCTTTTGAAATGTAAGTAACTCAATGGGGGGCGCTTTATAAACAAGCATCTTTTCAAGATCAATCATTGCAGCAGGATCGCGCGGCAAATCAAGTGTAATAACATCCATTGTCGAATTATGTAATGGCCTTTTACCAGTACCGTGACATGTCGTACAAACACTACCGTTGAGGTCTTTACCCTTGTTACAATCAGGACAAGGATCCACATAAGCAAATCTTTGCGGAAAGGCTGTCATGGCTGTTGACAAATCAAGCTCACTATCAATTTTTAATGTCTTATTCAGATACGGAATTATATCATGAAAACAGCTTACAAATGTTCTTCCTTGTGTTTGTGGATCGCGTTTATAGCCAAATCGACGCGCAGGAACTTTATTATCTTTTGGAGTAAATTCTGCAACTGAATAATACTTATTTGATATTTCAATCGCATCTTCTCCTCTATCCCCGGTCTGGGTAAACTGTATTGTGTCCTGTCCCAGGTAAATAGTATATTTGCTCCCTTCAGCTTCTCCATCACCATCTTTGTATTTAATCGGTAATACAACAACAAGGTATTCAAGTATGTTATTATTGATCTCAAACATTATACACTGTTCAGAGGTAGCTACAAATGGATATGGTTTTGCTTTTTCTTTTTTGGGATCGAATTCAGTAAATTCAGTAATTAAAAATGCATTCGGATCGATATAATTATAATCAATAAACGCATATTCCAAATACTTTTCAAGTGATGTGTCACCCCAATATTTGGCAATGATCAAGTCAAGATCATTCTTTCTGTTCTCCGTTCCCTCGGCTTCCCAATCTATAACCCTGGTCAATGGCTTTTTTCGTAATGCCTTTTGAAATGGCAGCTTTGTTGATGCAAGTGTCGGGGGAATTATTGAGTTAGTAATCAGTTTACGCATTTCAAATTCTTCCGGCGTTTCACGTTTCACGATACGGCGCAATAGATCAGATATACCATCCCCTGAGACCATTTTATAATAGTCTTTTGCAAGTTTACAGACACGCTCATAATCTTTATGCTTTATGTCGTTTTCGATTATCTCTTTAAGTTTGAGAAATCCCTCTTCTTTATTCATATCTAATAGTTTTTAACCATTTTAAAATATGTGGTCTTTTATTCATAATCTTTTCATCCAAAGGATCTGATGTTTCAAAATGCGTTACAAGCTTTTCAAGTTGCTCAACCGAAAGAAAATAGCCTGTGACATATTTCTCTTCATAATCGCCCGTTCTTATTAACTTAACTTCAGGAACCATAATAATTTCTAAATGCTTCAATTAACATGTATTCTGCGTTGTCGCTCATATGTCCGTATTTTTGATATTTATCACCTGTTAGTTTATCAGTGACAATATGTTTGTCTTTCGTTCCGTCTGGGGCCTGTTTACAATACATAAAGTCATTGATCATATACTTGTTATGCTCATCAATACGTATTTTCAAAGGTAACTTATTTTCTAATATCTTATTGATAAAATCTCTACGTTTTAATATGAGTGAATTATTTATCAGAGTCCTATCGCTTCCGGCAATAAGATACTTGTTTAACTTCCATTCAACAACCTGATAATGATGCTTAAATTCTTTGCTCATTGTTGACCTATTGTGTCCTGAAGCATCACCATAATAGTATAGTCCGGCTTTATGATTTGGATAGCGCATCATAAATTCTTCACATACCTCTTCAGTTGAGTTGCGGGGGTTTTCAAGAGCTATCTCATCAATGCAGCGCGCCCACCATATACCTTCTATCTGTTCAAATTGCCATATAGAAGCAGAATTATAAGGCACTGAATTCTGGTCAAAGGTTATGTGAATAGGTTTTTTAGGATCATATTTGCATGGTTCGACGTGTTCTAATCGCTTAAATGATGAATAAAATTCACCCCCAAGAATTGAAAAGGGATTGCCATAAACTAAAGCGCGCGCCCGTTCTTCTGAGTTGGTAGCAAATATAGAATTGATGTAATTCTCGCCTACATTATGAATATTATGATATGTTGAACTAATGACAACCTTTTTATTATTCGCCTCTTTGTTAAAGAATGTTTCCTTTGAATAAATCTTTTCGGCTATCTCCTCGACATAATTATCAAGTTCAAATAATTCTCCTAACCAATCAGTTTTTGCCGGTGACGTGAGACAATAAAGTGGATTCCACTGCTGTGATTGTTTGCCCTCATTTGTAACTTCTCCACCGACAACATACATCCCTGGCTGTCTTAACCTGGTT